CAACGGTGAAGCCTTCCCCGCTTCGCCTGCTGTGGCCGGCTTGATCAACAAAATGGATAACGAGCGCGGTTTCTGGTGGAGCCCGAGCAACAACGAAATCAATGGCATTGAGGGCACTGCCCGCGCCATTGATTTCACCCTGGGCGATTACACCAGCCGGGCCAACCTGCTGAACGAAGCCAAGATTGCCACTATCGTTCGTGAGCAGGGTTTCCGTCTGTGGGGGAACCGCACCCTGGCAATGGACCCCCTCTATGCCTTCTTAAGCGTGCGGCGCACCGCCGACATGATCAACGAAAGCATCCTGCGCGGCCACCTGTGGGCCGTGGACCGCTGCATCACAGCGACTTACTTGGAAGAAGTCCAAGAGTCGGTGCGTGCCTACCTGCGCAATCTGAAGGCACGCGGCGCCCTGCTGGGCGCTGACGTGTGGGTGGACCCGGAACTCAACAGCCCCGAAAACATTGCCAACGGGCAAGTATTCTTCGATTTTGAGTTCACTCCCCCTTACCCGGCTGAGCGGGTCACGTTCCGCTCCCACCTTGTCAACTCTTACGTTGTTGACCTTTTCCGTTGAGGACTGACCCATGGCTATCCCCCGCGTTCTAAAGAACTTCAGCTTGTTCGTTGACGGTCGCGGCTTGGCCGGCACCGTCTCCACGCTGACGCTGCCCACACTCACCACAAAGATGGAGGAGTTTCGTGGTGGCGGCATGGATGCCCCTGTCGAAATCGACATGGGTATGGAAAAGCTCGAATCCACCTTTGAGCTGTTTGATTACGACGAGAACATTCTTGGCCTTTACGGCCTGGCTGACGGCGCTGCCACGCAGTTGACAGCCCGTGGCGCTTTGCGTCGCGATGGTGAGCCTGCCGTATCCATGGTGGTCAACATGACCGGCGTAATTAAAGAAATGGACCCCGGCGACTGGGAAGCCGGCGAGCAGACCACGATGACATGCAGCATCGCGCTCCGCTACCTCAAAATCACCATCGGTGGCACTGTGGCAGTGGAGATTGACAAAGTGAACATGATCCGAAAAATCAACGGTGCGGATCAGCTTGAGTCCATCCGCACAGCCATCGGAATCTAATCCTGCATGGACAAGCGCCCAACAGCAAAAGTCGCCCTCGACTTTCCCCTTTCCATCAGCGGCGTGGAGGTTAAAAGCCTTACTATGCGCCGCCCCAAAGTGCGGGACGAAATGGCCTTCGCTAAAAGCAAGGCTGATGACGCCGACAAGGCCCTGCACTTGATGGCCAGCCTTTGCGAGGTTGCGCCCGATGAACTGCTGGAGCTGGACTCGGCTGATTTTGCCAAGCTGGAAGCGCAGCTTCTGGATTTCAAGGGGGCCAAGCCCTAGAGGACGATTGGCGCAGGGGGGTCATCGTGCTCTCCAAGCTGACCGGTTGGGGCTTGGCCGACATCCTTGATCTTGATGCTGATGAGTTCTGGGCCTGGCTAAAAAGCGCCCAGTCCATCGAGAATGAGATTGCCAAGCAAATGAAGGCAAAGCGATGACCGGCGGGCTCAGCAAGATTACGGTTGAGATCGGCGGCAAAATTGCCGCCTCACTTCGCTCGTCGCTCCAAACGGCCCAGAGCCAGGTTTCGTCGTTTGGGCGCAACGTCTCACGGACGATGAACGACGCCGCCACCAGCGGCAAGAAAAGCTTCAAGAACATTTTTAGTAACGATTTGTGGCAGCAGGCCACAATCGGCGCGACCGCGTTTGCCGGGGCTGTTGGCCTGAGCGTGCGCGAGGCCATGAAGTTTGACGCCGCCATGGCGGACATTCGCAAGGCCATTGACTTTGAGGACGGCGCAGCTGGTGTCACACGGTTTGGGAACCAGCTAATCAAACTGAGCGGGGAGTTGCCATACACCGCAGAGCAGCTCACCAAGATTGCCGCCGCCGCTGGCTTTGCGGGCTATGCCGAGAAAGACATAATCCCCTTCACGAAGACCGCCGCCGCGATGGGCGTGGCCTTCCAGATGACGGCCGAGGCTGCTGGCGAAGCGATGGTCGCCATGCGGGCGCAGCTTGGCATCACGCAGCCCGAGGTCATTGAGCTTGGCGATGCAATCAATTACCTGTCCGACAAGTTCCAGGGCACGGTTAACGCTGCCGATCTTGTAAGCCTTACCACCAGGATCGGTGCTATTGGGAAATCAGCTGGCTTGGCGAAAGAAGAAATCGCGGGCCTGGGTGCCGCGTTCCTTGCTTCTGGCACGCCTGTTGATGTCGCCAGCACTGGCCTGAAGAATTTCCTCAACGCCCTAACCAAGGGCGAACAGGCCACGAAGAAACAGGTCGAAGCCCTGGAAACCATGTTCGGGAGCGATGTCTCGAGCAAGCTGGCCAAAGGGATGCAGACCGACGCCGAAGGCACCATCAAGTCGGTGATGAAGGCAATGGCCAACCTCTCCCCCGAAAAGCGGGTGAGCATTGCTGGCGCGTTGTTTGGCGAAGAAAGCAAAGCGGCGATCATGCCGCTGCTCACCAACACAAAGCTCCTTGATCAGGCTTTTGATTTGGTTGCAGATAAGTCCGCTTTTGCGGGCTCCATGCAAAAGGAGTTCAAGAACCAGATGGCAACATCTGGGGCGCAGGCCAAGATTTTCCAGAACGGCCTGCAGGCAATGGGTATCAGCATCGGGACTGCCCTGCTGCCGAGCCTGAACGCAATTATGAAGGCCGTGACACCCGTGCTGGTGGGCCTTGGCGAATTTGCACAGAAAAATCAAGGCCTTGTTACAGGCATCGTCTTGATCGGCGGTGCGCTGGCAGGCCTGATCATTGCGCTGCCAATTATTGCCGGCGTGATTAGCGCCATCGGCACCATCGGCGCCGCTGTGGCGGCTGCCACGCCTATCCTCGCTGGCATCGGCACCGTGTTCGCGGTGCTGGGCAGCACCATTGGCGCGGCGATGCTGCCCTTGCTGCCCTGGATTGCACTGATTGCCGGTATCGGCGTCGGCGTCTACCTGCTCGTCAAGAACTGGGACAAGGTGAAGGCCGCAATGGCCAGCGCCTGGGGGGCCGTGGTGGCCACCTGGGGGCGCTTCACCACCTGGATCGGGGGCGTGTTCCAGCAGGGCATGGCGGCCGCGCAGGGCGCTTTAAGTGGCTTGGGTGCCTGGCTGGGCGGCATTTTCCAGGGTGCTGCTGGCGTCATCCAAGGCGCCTGGAACGGCGCCATCGCCTTTATGCAAGGCATCTGGAACGCTTATGCCGCCTTCATGCAAGGCATAATCAACCGAGTCATTGGATTTTTCATGCAATGGGGGCCGAGAATCCTGGCAATCATGTTCCCCATACCCAGTTTAATTCTGGGGCTTTTCGGTCAGTTGCCGCCAGGTGTGCAAGGCATTTTCAATCAAGTGGTGGCCTTTATTCAGCAAACGCCGCAACGGGTCGCCAGCGTGGGCCAGCTTGTAATCCAAGCCATCCTGGACGGACTGAAAGCCAAGGCTACTGAGCTGTTTGGTTGGATCAGCGGGACATGGAATCGCATTAAATCATTTGTGGGCGGCGGCGGAGCGCCTGCCACAACTCCAAACACCGGCAGCCGCCCACCTGGCCGCGCATCTGGCGGCCCGGTCAGCAAAGGCAGCCCCTACCTCGTGGGTGAACGCCGGCCTGAATTGTTCGTGCCTGGCATGAACGGCGCCATCGTGCCACGCATTGCTCGGCCGCTGACAGCAAGTGCAATGACTGCCATGATGGCTGCCCAGCCTGCGGCAGCAGCACCGCTCACAATCCAGGCGCCGCTGCCACCCCAGCAGGCCCAGGCCGCCGCACCTGTAACCATCAACGCCCCCGTTACGATCAACACAACAGGCGGCGACGCCAATGAAATTCGCCAGCAGGTGGAGATGGCCTTTATGGACATCCAGCGCCAAATTGAATCCCGCCACCGGGTGCTGCTAAATGACTAAGCCACTGTTCCAGCTTGGCGATTTCCAGTTTGACCTGCCAAACGGTGTTCCGCAGAAGCTGGAGTGGGATGCGAACTACCGCTGGGAGGAACAAGGACGCCTCTTGCGCGACCCTGCGCAGCAGTTTGTAGGCCCTGGCTCACAACAAATCACGCTGGACGGCGTGCTGTATCCCGGCTTCAGCGGAAAGCAAAACACGCTGGAGGATCTTCGCAAAATCGCCGTCAAGGGCGAACCATTGATGTTTACCGATGGCCTAGGCAAGGTTTACGGCCAATGGGCTATAAAACAACTTAAGGAAAGCAAAGGAACATTCGCGGAGGGTGGAAACGCCCGCGAAATTGGTTTCAACATCCTCCTTGTCTACTACGCACCGGACAAACCTGCGCCAGCTGCGAGCCCGCTTGCTGTAGTGCCATCGCCTGCCGGGCTGGAGGGCGCTTTGGCGGCCGCTGTGCCCGGCGGTTTGGCAGGCGCCCTGGGGGCAGTTTTGCCCGGCGGTTTGGCAGGCGCCCTCGGTGCAGTCATACCGGGCGGCCTTACTGGGGCCCTTGGCGCAGTTTTGCCTGGCGGCCTGACTGGGGCACTGGGGAGTGTCTTGCCTGGTGGCATAGGTGGCGTTCTGGGCAATGTATTACCTGGAGGCTTGGCCGGCGCCGTCACTAGCGGCTTAAACACTTTTATCGGAGGTGGCTCACCCTTTCAGGCACTGGAGGCAGCGACCGGCTCCGCCTTGGGCGCTGTGACGCAGCAGGCAAAAGGCGCCGGCTTCAATTTGGGGCAAATTGCCAACATTGCAAAAGCCGTCGGCAATAAGGACTATGTGGGCGCTGCGCTTGGATCATTTGGCCTAGCGGGAATCAGCGTGCCACAGAACAACGCCTGGGCACAGCTTGGCGTTGATGGCGCCAAGATGGCTCAGGCATTTGCGCAAGGTAAAGGCCCAGCAGCTACAAGCATTGGGATTGAAGCCCTGCGCCAAGCCAGCCCGACCGTGCTGCAGCAACTCGCGGGTTCCGCCGCCCCTGGGCTTCGCAACATGGTGGACGCAGCCGCAACGTTGGGGCCGATGCTAAACGTCGATCCGAAAATTACCAACGCTGTTAAACAGGCGGTGCAATCGTGAGCCAGTATTACGTCACGCGCCAGTTTGACGAGCTGGACGAGATTTGCTGGCGTTACTACGGGCGCACGCAACTAACGGTGGAGACCGTGTTGCGCGTCAACCCTGGTTTGGCTGATTTGTTGCCAATACTGCCTGAGGGCCTGATGATTGAGCTGCCCACCCTGCAACTGCCGCAAAGCACTGAAACTCTGCGTATCTGGGATTCATGAGCACACCGGCCTTCCGCATCATTGCCGACGGGAACGATGTTACTGATGCCATAAAGGATCGTCTGTTGAGCCTGCGCATTAACGACGCTGCTGGCCAAGAAAGTGACAGTCTCGAAATTTCCTTAGATGACCGGGACAGCCTGCTGCCGTTGCCGCGTAGCGGCGCTTGGCTGCGTGTTTGGCTCGGTTACAGCAGTGGCGGCAAATTGCCGGTCTACATGGGGGCTTATGCCGTGGACGAAATTGAGCTATCCATGGGGCCACGCAGCATGGTCATTAAAGCCACTGCCGCGCAAACCGCGCCTGAACTGGTAAAAGGTCAACGGACTGAAAGCTGGCATGACAGAACCATGGCTGATGTGGTGAACAAAATTGCTAAGCGCAACGGCCTGACGCCTGTGATTAAAGGAGGTTTGGGTAGTGTAAAAATTAAGCATGAGGACCAAACCAACGAAAGCGACCAGTCGTTTCTTACCCGCCTGGCTAAAAAATACAAAGCCACAATCAAACCCGCAGACGGCAAACTTATCGTTACGCCCCGCAGTACGGGGGCGGGCGAGTTTGCAATTACCGTGGACGAGGTAACGGACTGGCGGGCTACCTTGAAAAACCGTGGCGCCTATGGCGCCGTCAAGGTTAAATACCTAGACCGAAAG